TCATCCTTAGTATATTTACCAACGTTTCTCAGAATACCCTTAGCTACAACAGATTTGTTAGGTCCTCTGTCTCCACGAACAATCTTAAACCCAGCAACATTATCTTTCTGTTCTTGTGTAAGATTGCAGTTAGCAACAAGTGTAGCTATATAGCTAACATTAAGTCTGACACCAATTGGAAACAATGCATCATTTTGCATCACCAAAGAATTAGGTGAGCTAAATAGTGCAGATTCAAATACAGGACTCACTCTAACATCAGGGAACTTGTGGTGTCTAATAGGCTGATCAGCCAGATCTCCCCACACCTCTCTGTTACAGGGATAGCGTTCAATAGATTCCCAATATGCAAAACTGCCATATTGGTAAGGTCCTTTATAGTCTATAGCAGGCGAATACCCAGGAGAGAATCCTGTAAGTGTGCCAGTATTATAAATCTTCCACCAGGGGCTATATCCAACAGTTCCCACCTTATAGTCAGGAGTACCAATAAAGTCAAAGTTGGTGTCTGGTACAGCAACTAGATCACTTGCATATGGGATTCTTCCAGGGATGTGAAAGCCATCTGTTTGTTTACCGTTCTTTAGGAGGAACACAATCTCAAATGCATACACCTCATCACGCAGGTACCCGCGCAGGTTTGTAGCATTTAGCTCATCAGCATATGTTTCACCAGCAGGAATTCTCCAAGTTTCCCACTGAAGCTGAATCTGATTAGCAATCTGTTGGAAATTGATTCTATCAATAGATGACAGATTATCCCAAATCAAAACATCACGAGCCACTGTAATATCTTGAGCAATCTCGTAATAAGGATATTTTACAAAAATGTCATCAATTATAAGACGAATATCACTCTTGTTCTGACCAGTATAAGTGATTGTATCTTCTGCATCATTAATGAAATAAGTACCAATCAGCTCTACAGAAGTGATGGCATTCACTGTTTTAATTACAGCCAAGTTGTAATACTTGTATAATCCAGTGATGTCAAGATTGCTAACCTTTACTCTGATAGACTTACCCACCTGATAGTTGAAATTAGGTGTGGTGATGTTTACATCAGCAATAGGTGTAGGATTGGTAACAGAGTAATATGACGTATATCCCTGACTTACAGAGTCAGCATACTGAATAGCAAATTGATATGTTCCAGCCAGAAGATCTCCCCCATTTGTAACATCAATTACTTCAAGTTGGGGGATGTTAAATTCAGGCTGTACATTCAGTTTGTTACAGTCAATTTCATCAGTGAAAATAGGATTGCAGAGATTAGCTCCAGATTGGAGCTTGTAGGGAATCACCTCAAGATCTAAGAAACGTCTTGGGTTATATCCATCTGTCCAATAAATCTCTGTACTACAATTTGTAATCTTGTGTACAGCCTTGTGTATTGGATACTTTATATTGAAATTCAAGCACTTACCACTAATGTAAGTGCGGTAGATGCAGTCATTATTGTCCATATATCCAATCTCACTATCTCCTGTATCAGGATTTGCAAGAAAGAATACATGTTTATTTTTCTCATTGATGAAGTGCTCACCAATTAATTGGTAACCGTCAGGAAATTGCAAGCAGAGTTCGTTCCCTGGCTCATTCTGATAGTTAACAGAATTTGAGTCAAAGTTCTCTACAGCAGCATTCAATGCATATGTAAGCTGACCTTTCTGAATCTGATTAACAGATCTATCTTGGTTTAAGCCTACAGTTGCGTTGTTATACTCCGCTCTGATATTACTACCCTGATCAGTTGTTTCTTCTGCCATATCGACCTACTCTGTTTGGAAGTTCATACATATTGAATCTATTCAGATCCTGTACGATTCTTCTTTGTTTAGCGTATACATCTTGCTTCTTAATCTCAATGTCAGCCATGATGAATGCTTCATCAGAAAGCTGCTTGTAATAAACAAGCTTACTTTGAAGCTGATTAAAAGTCTCATCATTAGTCTGATTGGTGAGGGTCTCAAACACCTTGTATTTGATGAAAGCCTCAATGTACTCTCTGATACGGTAGTTATCAGGGATCATTTGATTTCCACCACCATCATATTCTGTAGCGTAGAAAATCAAATGCACAATTCCATTTCTGAAATTGGTTACAAACTTATTATCTCTAATATCAAAGCTGTCAGCAGCAGAACTGTTGAAATTAGCACAGTCAAGTGCACAGTCTCCTCTAACAGAAATATTTCCAGGTTTCAGCAAATATTGTTTAGCGTAAGCAATATTTAACTGATTGTTAGTCTTGTATACAGCTTGAGTAATTTCAAGAGGGCATGTACAGCTGCATGAGGGTTGACTGCATACAGAACATGAAACGCAAGCTGCTTGATTACAAGCACCACACACATCACCTCCTACAGTGACAGGACTCACTTGAATAGTTGTTTGTCCTACAGCCTGAGAGTAAAAAGAATTAGCTGATTGGTAGGGATAGCCATTTACATATGTGCACATCCAGGCTTCTCTAACAGCAAAGAAGTTATCAGGAAGTCTGGCTTCAAAGTCACTAATATGCAGAGTTTCCTCAGAAATGACATACGTTGCTCTACCCAGCTTTCTAAGACATTTGTCCAGATAGGTGGGGAACATCAGATCATCCACAGCTCCTGTATCGAAATAGCTTTTCAATTCCTCCTTTACGGTGGAATAAACTATCTCAGGAGATGTGAAATTATATTTGTAATAGTATGACATTTATATCTTATTTTTTCCATTCGTGGTACAAATGCTGGTATTTCTCGTTGGTCTTAAGGTAGTGTGAGAGTAATCTTGATGTAACTCTGGAGGGTTTGAAATACCAGAGATCAAGATATTTTAACCTAGCAGTTTCTTTAAACCACATCCAGCCAAAGAAATAGCCTTCTGTGTGGTAATTAAAATTGTAGATTACCTTACCCTTTTCTTTAGTTTTTTTCCAGTCTATGGGAAGATTTATGAATTCTTTTCCATCAACCCCTTTAATCTTCCTTCTCTTTTTCTTGTTTATTGAGAACTCTCCAAACCCAAAAGGAAGTCTTGCACGCTCTCCTGTCTCCAGGATATACTCTTTGAAAGCATCTGTAAATGAGTAGATAATTACTCTCCACTCATCAAAGCTCAGCTTTATTGAGGGGTGTTTCTTACAGAACTGATTGTAGTTTTCTTTACTTGCACTTCTCCAGTCAATCTTCACTCTCATTAGCGATTGTTTGCAGCATTTGGTGCTTGACCATCTATTCCATCACTTGTCATATCTGTATCAAGCCTGAAATATGTTTGTAAGAGTTTTTGAGATGTGAGTTCAAGTGCTTGCTTTTCGAGGTATCCAGGGAGAGCAAATTCTTTATCAAGAGGATTTTTGCACCACTCTTCATCTTCAGGTCTGCAATCTCCACATCCATTATCAGGATACATTAACTCGTTAGGAACATCTTCTTCAAACAGGGCTGCAATTCTGATAGCTTTAAGAAGAGGATTACTAATATATAGATAACCATTCACTACCCAATAATAAGATTCACTTTTAATGATGGGAAGTTTGAGCAAGTTAACATAACGGTTGATGGTGATTTCCTTCAACTTCTTACCCATACCACCCATAGCATTGATTGACCAAACACCTTGAATCAAATACTGGTAGTTTCCCTCAGAAATACGAGGGAGTTTAAATCTGCTTCTTGCTACAGAGCAAGGATCTACATATCCACAACATTCGGAAATAGGCACTTCAATCATCTCCAGACATGGGATGGTAGTGAAGAGTGTATCAGTAGCCCACAGCTTTCTAAGATTTGTTTCTTTCTTAATCAGCAGCAAGCTATTGTTTCTAATTTCAGACGCAATAGCCCTGTCCGTAATCAAGCTATCTGTAGACAGAAGCTTGTGGGCAGAGCGTACATCTGAAACTAATTTCCTTAAAGTTGCCATTATAAATACTGTTTGAATATATTAGTCATTCCATTATCATAATCGATCAGGAATGCTGTCACCTCAGCTTTGGAACAAACATATCCGTTCTTATCATCCCAAAGACTTTTGGAGTTTGAGAAAGCTGGAATTTGATAAAACTTAATTCCATTAAAGTCTAAACTCACCTCATGATGTTTATCTCCAGTGAAAATGTAGAAGTTATCATGATGTGACCAATCTTCTTTGAATTCCATTGGGAAGATTGATGCAAGCTTGGCTGGTTTCAGAGCATCTCCATGATTAAACATCAGAGCAGAATTACCAAAGCTCACATACTTTCTATATCTAGGAGAATCATCAAATAACACTCTAGTCTCATTTCTGAAATAGGTCTTCAGCCACTTAATCATGTGCCAACCTACAAACTCATCATGATTACCTGCTACATAAATCACTTCTACAAGATGTGCTTTCTGTAGGAGCAGGGAGATCATTTTTACCTCATGATCGCAAATCCTCTCGAAGGAATCATGATAGGATAGAATGTTCTGTTGAGGAGTTCCTTTAGTAGTGGTTCCAGTGAACTCACTATTAAACTCATCCGAACCAATTATGTATTTAATTTCATCCAGATTGTTTGACAATTCAGCTTGATTGAGAATCACCTCAACCTTGTTCATGATGTTGTCAAATCTTTTTTCTATATCGTTATCACCATGAATATCAAGTTTATTCAGGTGAGAGTCTTGCTTATTAATAATCAAACAACCATCTCCTTTTTGATTGTCGTAAGTAGGACTTGCGATTTCTATGGAAGATGGTTGGTATTCATTTAAGAAACTTACAAAGGCATCTTGGAATATCTCATTGCCTTTTTTCTTTCCCAACCAAGCTTTCACTTGATAGTGGGGGGTGTCAGCATTTCCCCAGTAGTTCTGAACGTATTTAGTTATTTCCCATTTTGAGGTGTCTATCTTACACTTTTCAATCAACTCATCCAAGCTCTTGATTTCTTCCTTGGAGTTAAAAACCACTTCTCCAGTTCCTTTAGATACATCCTCAGAGAACCTTACGATTACATCCTCTAGCTCACTTATGTAATTTGCTGACTCAGCTTCAGCATTCTTTCCTTCACCATTTCTCAACTCTTCCATCAAATTAGCCACTTCTGATTCTGTTATTCCAAGTCTTTCAGCGTAGAACTTTCTACTTCTTTTTAGGCGAAGAAGCTGCTCCAGCTGTTTTAAAAGGGGTTGATTTTCAGACATGTACAGTGGGATTTAGTTAAAATTGCAGTGAAGGTACGAGGCTTTTTTATATTTTCCAAATTATTTTAACCAAGCCTATTACTGGTTCTAACTAACTTAGTTAAAAACAAAACTCCCAGGGGTAGAAACCCCCAGGAGATACCCTGTAAAACCAACAAAACAGGGTTTTTGAAAAGTTATTCTAGTGGATTATAATTACAAGCATCCAGACAAGTTCCTCCAGCAGGGATTACCTGCACAGTGGGAATATTAACTGATGTGGATATGATTTTATAAGTCAGTACAACTCTATTGTAAGGGTTATTAATAACACCATAACTTATTGGTTTTATGGAGTGTGAGGAACTGTTGTGATGGGATTTCTCACCATGTAGTATGTGCTTGTTGTAGAACCTGGAGTGTTGTGTGCAAAACTTGCTGTATACAGAGTTCCAACAATACCTGACACACAAGGATTTAGGTTGTTATATCCAATCTGATAGATGTTTACACCTCCAGAATCACGAACCTGAATATATGCATAGCTTCCTCCAGGAATGTTTATAGATCCAGCCAAAAGAGGAGAAGCAGGACACTCAGGAATAGTAATTCCGCCTGCTAATAAAGTCCACGTTAACCCAAGAGGTTCTGGCTGTGCGGGATTGTATGGAGGAGGTTGAATTGAGTAATAAACCTCAGAATTATTTATTGCACCATTACCAGCCTCAGAAGCAAGATATACCAATAAGTTCTCAGGAGCAACTGTTGTGGTTGTGGTGGTGGTGGGACAAGGACTTAGTGTAAGATCTATATAATTTATACAAAGCGTACTGGCAGATCTCACTCTCACAATAGTGGTTCCATCAGGAGCTACTAAAGATGTGTACCCAGCTAGAAGGGATGCTTTAGACACCCCTGTCTCAAAAGCTGAAATATACCCATCAACATCTGAGTAGAGATTGAAGGGTCCTGTATCAGCTCCAGCTGTAGTTAAAGTTACATAAACCGTCATAACTTATTGGTTTTTAAGCAATTGTGGTTGTAGTAGTAGTTGTGGGACAGCACTCATTTAGGTTTGTAGCAGATCCAGCTGTTCCAAGAGTTCGTACTACAGGGTATGCTAGATTAACACACTGATATTCAGGAGTGAGAGATGGATTAATTGATGTATAAAGTGTTTCTCCACAAGGAACATAATCAAATGCCACTAGCTCTGAATCTGAACCAATAAACTCAAATGTAGTACAAGGACAAATAGTTGTTGTCGTAGTGGTTGTGCTACTTGTTGATGTAGTGGTTGTTGTACTTGTTGAACTGGTAGATGTTGAGGTAGTTGTAGTGGTTAAGCTACAAATTGCCTCCTCTAGCTTCTGGATAACAGTGGTGAGATCGTCACATGTATTAATTCCTGTACAAGAAAGATTGGGACCTACATATGTAATAAGACCAGAAACCTTGAGCTTTTGATCGCAAGGATCTGCTCCACAATTGGTTCCTGAGGGTACAATACTGCCTCCTGTATAACAAGGACTGGTTGGTAAACAAGACATTTAAGTTAGTTTTATGGGATGTACATAATGTAGTAGCACGCCAGAACAGGAGGAATGTTATTGTGAGAATCACCCCCTCCAGTGGAACCATTAGTTACACTTACAGTGATGCCAGTAGTTGATGTATCTGTAATAGGATTAGATCCTTCAGGAACATCACCACCAACAGCCACCTTACCACTACCAGCATCATTATCAGACTGATTAGAAATAGTGTGGAAGTGACCAGGATCTGTTACAATAACACTAGCTGAGTGAGTGTGTGCAGGAAGTTCAGATGGAGAAAGAACTACATTATTCTCACCAATTGCTAGGCTAAGAGTGTAGTTTGGATTTCCAGCGATACCAGGATCAACTGCTGCATTATATGCACCACCACCAGGAACAGCTGTAACACTCACACCAATTCTACCACGCTTATCAGGAGTGCCATTTGCACCATTACACAGATAGATATTATCCCATCCAAGACCAGCAAGACCAACACCACCAGCATCAAAGTTGGTGAGAGGTCCATAATATTCCACTACAGTGTAGGGAACCATCTTCTGATATTGCTGTGTAATAGGAGCTAGACTAGAAAGATAGGCTGCAATTAAAGAATTGAGATCAGCTAGCTTTACATAGTTTGTGTCTACATCAAGAGCAAGAGCAGCTAGGTCAATTTCCAGCTGACAGAGCTTGTCAATTACAGCCTGAACAATATCGTGTGTATTAGAGGAGTTTGTCACTCCAGAGAGACAAGCAGCGTCATAATCAGCATTCAATGTGGCAATATCTGCAACAACAGCATCCACTTGCACCTGAAGATCGCAAGCAGCTTTAATAAGTGCAATTACAATGTCCTGAAGAGAAATGCCTGTACAGCTTACACAAGGAAGCAAATATTGATAAATCAGCGGACAAACAATAGCTGGGTTGATTGGAATAGTGATCCCAGAACCATCTAATGTACCAACAAGAAATGTAGTGATTTGTTGTTCTACGTGCGCGAGCGTATCACCAGTTTCAATACCAAGTTCAGGAATATTAACACCTGTATATCTAACACACTGATCTGAGACAATCTCAGCACATCCATTATAACAATTATTGCAGTTGCTCATTATTTGAATTTTAAAATTTTTACTCTGCTAGCTATTTGCTCAACGGTGTAATTGCTAGCATAATCAGGATTACACCTTTTAAACGTAAGAATTCTTCTATAGTTTAAGAGATCAATAATTGCTGTAGCAGGAACAGGTTGGTTTAGCATGTACACAACATTGTTGTACAGGTTTGCACCAAGTTCATTCAGCTTATGATCTATATCGTGCAGTAGAGCAGGGATTGTTGAACAATCAGTGTCTACTAATCTTGGATATAACATTTTTGAAAGATTGTTTTACTTGTGCTGCAGCAGCGTGGCATGCTGCACATAATCCATTAATTAGTTGACATCCGCATCCAAACTTAGCTCCACATTTTCTGCAGCTTGCCATATTAGTAAAAGTTTATAACATAATTGTTACCAGAACAACCACAGTTGTTTCTTACAAAATTATTCAACATTATACTAGCTTGATTATACAGCTTATTTGCTGTATCAATAGCACAATTGTTAGCAGCTGCAATTGCTCCATTAATAAAGAAGTAGATGGTGTTTAAATCCACCTTTGATTGGGTTTTGATAGCTTTATCACATTCCATCATATCAAGTCTCATAAATGCCTCGTCAAATCTCTCCTGAAGTTGATCAACACGTAGAAATGTTTTTTCTACATAATTTGTAATAGCAGGATCGATGGAATATTTTAATGTGTAAATTCCATCTGGGAGAGGCACAAGATCAGCACCACTTGCTGTAATTCCTAGAGACTCAGAATTAAATAAATTGTAAGTGTTCGGAGTGAAAGAAAGCACCACAGTTCCAAAAGAAGGAACAGTGATTTCAATTGTAGGATTTACAGGAGGAGTGACATATGTGGATGCATCAGCAACGCCCAACAACATATTATTATATGTAGGAAGAACTAGTATGTCGAGATTTAACGTGGGCATGACTATTAAATAAATAAGCCAGAGGATTGAGTTTTAATCCTCTCACCTCTGGCTTAGGTTATATGATATTGTTTACAACTCCTCTATTACGGGATCAAGGTAGAAGTGGTAGTTGTAGTGGGCCATACAGTGGTGGTAGTAGATGTAGTTGTGATACATGTGTTGTCACCAGTGATAGTACCCAGAGCAGCATTAAGGATGGTACTGACGCTAGTTGCTTCAGCAGAACCATTTTCAACAGCAATGATTACCATG